GTTTATCAGGAAAGTCAGGAATGTCTCCTGTCCGTTGTAGGGCTTGAGTTGTGATAGCCAAGGACATGGCGTAGCCTTCTCTGACTCTGTTGAGGTGTTTTCTTGCATCTTCTAGGGTCATTTTTTGCCAATCACATAAGACCAAAGCACGCCGCCTGCTACTTTGGAAACAAACTGCAAAGCCACGATTTCAGGCATTAGGCTACCAAAAGCAATAGTTGGGAAAGCAATTGAGTCCACACCAGCCCCTACGAGGTTTGAGCCGTTAGACCTGACAAACCATGACTTGTCCGCTAAATAGTGATATGCCAAAGAATCAGCAAGCATTGACAGAGCAAAGGCCACAAAAGAAGCAATGGCAATCATTCCTGTGGCAGGGTTAAGCAGGTATGAAACCACGCTTGCCACTAGGATTAAGCCACCCATCTTGATTGGCAAATGCTTGTTTTTCCAAGAATCGTGCAGTTTGTCCCTGATTGACAAATCTAGGCCAATCAACAAGAAACTGTTGAAAATGCTAAACCACGGGCCAAAGTAGGCCACCAACAGGTTTGCGGCAACGAGTGCGGATATGAAAATAGCGGAATAAATCACAGTAATGTCCCTTGTTCAACTTGATGAAATCCCCAAACTGGGGGTGCGTTAAATGCTTCTATGCGTGAGCGCATGACCTGCGCCCTTGCTTCCTTGGTGGGAGGTGGATAACTTCCATGTTTCCACTTTCCATCTATTCCTACACTTCTGCCAATGTTGGTGCTATCAGCAGAAGCAAAGGGTAATTTGCTGAAAATGCCTGGGTCTAACATCCGCAAACCATGCAGTTTGCAAGATGGACGGCCTCTGTCATCACACAAAACCCGCATTGCCTTGCCTATTTGTGACCACCACTCATTTGTCCCAATGACAGCATACGCCCCAGAACTTCCAATACAAACCCTGACATAGGTGTTTGCAAGGCGTTCTAGTCGGTCAAAACTCTCGTGCATATGCCACACAGGTGCGCCAAACCATGTTGGGAATGGGCAGTCTTTAAGTAAAGCATCGTTATCTTCCTCCGAGCCATCTATGACATCTGGGATTACGGCAAAGTCGCAATGAGGAATTTTCTTGTTTTCCAATGCCCAATCGTAAAAACTTGTCCAATCTTTTACTGGATTGCCACTTTTCCATGCTGAAAATGCTCCGTTGTCGAGGGCAAAGGATTGAGCAATGTCCACGGCAGTCCCTAGTTGGTCAGGGTGTGCATAACTTATGAAAGCGTGGCCTGCTTGGATTGCGTAGTTGGCAACTGTGGCGGGGGTTATTGGGAGGCCGTGATAGTGAATCATTGCTTATTCCTTATCTTGATTGCCAGCCAGTTAGATTGTGTAGGGGCTGAATAATGGACAGCATTGATGCGTTCTTCTTCACAGAGCAAAGCACATTCTTCCCGTTCTGATTTTGCAACCATTTCTGCAAAAAGATAAGGTTCAAATTCAGAATCAACCCACATTTTGGTTATTTGATCGTGGTTCATTTTCTGGTCAACTTTGCTATGTAATCACGAACAAAACTAGGCATTGGGGCGACATTTCTTGTGTCTTCCTCAATCTTTGCCAAGGCGGGGTCTTTAAAGTTGACATTGACATTTACAGTCATATCAGGGATTTCAGCCCCATCCCACCGCATTTGGTTGATGTAGACCAAGGGTGAGGGAATAAACGCACCTTCTCCCTTTTTCCATTGGTCGGTGGTTTTCATCCATTCAACGTGCTTAATGATTTGGTCAGCCTGTAAGTCCAGTTTCAATTTGACCCATTTTGCTTGGCAAGTGGCTTTTCCACCTTTTCGTTGGCTTTTAGGCCATGCTGTCCAGAATTGTTCAAACATTCTTCACTCCTTTTAATAATTTGATACCTACCACAACTACCACAAGTCCATGCTTCCCTGTTACCAGTTAGTTCATGTTGTCTTACTATCCCTCCACACTTACATACTCTCATCTAGTAACCCCTATGTAGCCTTTTGGTGAGTGTTGGAACAAAGCATAGCCTTACCGCATCAAAATGAGGGTTCGCTTTTGCTTTGGATGTAGCCTTTCGGAGCCGTGTCATCACATCGCATTGAACAGACTTAAATGGCTTAGAGGCGCATAAAGCGAGGCTCTTACCACTACCACCGAGTTCTATTCTTAGCCCACTCTCCCTGCTCTGGTTCGCTCGTGTTACAGGGTATCTCATGCCTAACCACCGACGTTCCGCATTAGGCTGTCCAAAAGCAAAAAACCCTACAAATGTCTCTGCGGTCTTGGCTCTTGGCAAGAGCAACAACAAGCGATTGAGGTAAATCAAAAGTTCGTTTGTCGTCTGACAAGACCGCACAGGAATCTGTAGGGTTTCACGATCTACCTCATCGCCTAGATGCCACTCTAGACGGGTTGGATTATACACAGATTTTTGGATAAACCAAATTGTCCCCAAACTTTGATGGGTATTTCAGGAAATCAAATGCACCCTCTCTGATGCCACTTTGCTTCAAGTCAGCCCCATCATAGGTTTCGGTGGTCGTTCCAGCCGCCACTCTTTCTTTGGATACCCTTGGCTGTTGTTCTGCCAACTTCGCCACCCCAAACCCTGTGATGTGCCAAACGTCACCTATCTCTAGCGCATAGCCAAAGTTCTGAAGATCGTTCAGATAACGCAGATAATGAAATCCTTGGTTGCCGACTTCTCCATCTTTGTCTGTAAAGCGTTTTAGGGATGATGCGCCATGTTGCAACCTCTTGAGAATTGCATAATGTTGTTGTTTCATTTCCATGTAGGTCTCCTTTTGACAGGCAATACTACCTTTAAAAATAGTTTGTCAACATAGGGTTTGTCCTAGTTCACAAGCCTTTTTAATCCTTGACAATCCTCTCACCAACTTAAAAAGGAGTTAACAATGTCGGTAAAACCTAAAGATTTTCAACATGAGATTTGTGTCTACTTGGAGGGCATTGGCGAGTGCTTAGTATGCTTTGACATACTGACACCTGAAGATGAACTCGATGCTGACCACAGCGATGACTACGAAATTGACTTTGCCGTGTTTGATGAAGACGATAAGCACATCACTTACGACATTGACCGCAAGCAATACAACCATTGTGAAAACAAAGGAATGGATGAGATGCGAGATATAACAACGAACTGGCACAAAGAATGGGAGCAATGCTTTGACTAAACAAGAGATGATTCAGCACTTACGCATGGCGGCTTGTAATGAGAACACTATTACAGGCATGAGCAATGCTTGGGACTTGGGTGCTGAACATGAGCGTGATGTTGTCTCATCCATCATATTCAACATGGTGAAAGACTTGCATCTTGCCCAAAACATTGTTGATACTATTCGTGTGAGAGAGTAATGGACTTTGAAACTCAGCAAGAGATCAATGAATTGCGTTTCCAGATTGGACTAAAGCAAAAGATTGGTGATCTTGCAGTCATGGTAGGCGCAACAACAAATGGCTACTATGACCTGAAAGTAAAGTTACAGGAGTTAATAGATGAACGAAAAACTTGACCAAGCATTTGATGAATTGGAGTTTGATGTGACTGACCAGATCAGAAACATGGCATACCTTGCTGAACAACGCAAAGTGGCTACTGGCGTTACAGATGGTTCAATTCAACGAGCATTGGTCAGGGATTTGACGGAGAATCTACGCACATTGCCAAACAACATAGACCCACTATTGTTGCGTAATGATGTGCTAGAAGAGGTGGCAGTCGAGTTGGCTAAGTTACCCTTTGGTGATACAGCCGCATCGTATGCCGCATTTGTGAGAGCGATGAAAAGTTAACATTTTTTAAGATAGGAGTTAATGTGAATAGAAAACCAATTGGTGTTGAAGCACCATACCGCAAGCCTGACTTTACCTTCCAAGATATGCTCTTGGATCGCATCAAAGTCTTAGAAGCCTTGGTTGCCAAACTTGAGCAACGCATCAAAGTTCTGGAGGCCAAATGAAAGCAACATTTGAGCATGAGTTAGTTAAACGCATGATTGATGAAGCCGTAAAAGCCGAGCGTGAGGCGTGTGCAAAAGAAGCAGATAAACGATTGCATGACTACACCATGCTTACATCAAATCCGCCACAAAGCGGTGCGGCATGGAGTATTGCATCCGCAATCAGAGCAAGGGGACAAGCATGAC